TTGTTGGGCTGCTACAGAAGATACAGGGATATTTTTCAAACGAGAAAGTTTGAAGAAGTGTTCTAGTATACCTCAAGGTGCTTTGTATTGTAGAGCTTACGATTTAGCTTCCACTGCTGACGATACGCCAGCAACTAAAGGCTGTGATGCCACTGCAAACATCTTAATGTGTAAGACAAAAGATGGTTACTATTACATAATGAGTGGTGAGCATTATCGCAAACGTACAGGTGATAGAGACAATTCTATCATCCAACAAGGATTGCGCGATGGTAGGGATGTACACATAGTGATACCTAAAGATACTGGAGCCGGCGGTGGTGCCGCTTTTGAATATCTGTCGAAAGCAATCACTGAAGCAAAACTCTTACCAAAGAAAGATGTCGCTGTTGCTACCCAGAGTAAGTTAAAAAAAGCTGAACCATTCTTCACTGCTGTTCAAAACGGTTTAGTTTTTATTCACGAATCAGGTTGGGATAAAACTATGTTAGAGGTATTCTACAGAGAACTTGAATACTTCGATGGTATTACTAGGTCAACCCGCACACGACACGATGACTACGTAGATGCTGTTGCATCCGCTTTTAATTACTTAAACAAAGCGAGAGTTTTCACAGTCCCAAAACTAACCGCTCTCAACGATCCCACAATCAAAGCGCAATATGACCTTAATTCATAATCTGAGGGGATAATGTCAGAAACAATTCAAATTGAGAAAGCTGAATCTAATCCCTCTAGCTCAGACAGTCGTCTTCGCTTAGGGGAGATCGGCAATCCATATCTAAAAGCCATCGGTGGCTACATTGAAGAATCTGCTAAGAAAGAATTGCAGTTTCCTCATAGCCTCACCACATACGATAAGATGGCTTCTACCTCTGCCGTTAGCCAAGGCTTAACTGCTGGGGAAGTATTCCTTACGAAGTCCCTACTTGCTACAAAGTTTATCGCAGGTGTATCAGGAAGTCAAGAGTCGAAAGACTTTGCTGCCTTCCTTAATTGGAACATCAAAAACTTTGTCGGTAACAGTTGGTACGATGCCATCACAAATATTATCACATTCCGTAAATACGGATTTGCTTGGCTTGAGAAAGTGTTTGCAAAGAATGATAGTATTAAGTGGTCTGGTAAATACAAATACAAATACGCAAAGCTTGCCCCTCGCGCTCAAAAGAGCGTTCGTGAGTGGGTGTTTGATGATGCTGTATTGAAGCGAGACTTAGTTGGTTTACATCAATGGATGCCAGCTACAGTTATCGGACAAAGTAATATCAACCCTTTCACTGTACAAAACTTAACAGATAAATTTGTTCGTAGAGAAAAGTTTATGTTGTTTAGTTGGAATAGTACAGGCAACAACCCTCAAGGTAAATCAGATCTATACGACTGCTTTAAATCTTGGAAAGAGCTTGAAATGATTACAAGCTACGAGGTTGTTGGGGTGAGCAAGGACTTGGGTAGAACTGCCCCCTTGTGTAGTAATACACATTGAATAACTTTTCTAATTCGGTGAAACTCTTACCAAGTAGTGTTGAAGACAATACCGAGCGAAGCTCAGTAATGAGAACGTGTAACGACTAGCCGAGAGGCGTAGGGCTAAGTAGCTCGAAATGGAAAGCATCCTATAAGGATGAAGATATAGTCTGAACTTTATGGAAACATAGAGAAGCGAATAATGTCGCTGGAGTGAATTAACGACTCACTTTGAACAAATGGGTGTCCTTGTATTACGTGTCCCGAATGACCACATCAATAAAGCTGCTGAAGACCCTGATAGTCTTGAAGCTGCTACATTAAAAGCATTACAAAAGAATGCTGCTGCTATTCATGCTGGTGATCAAACATATATCCTCTTAGGCTCAGATACGCATGGTGAAACAGGTAACGGTAAATACGTTTACGATGTTGAACTGAAGGGTGTCGATGGTGGTAGTAAAGCCTACAAAACATCTGAACTGATTGAAGCTCGTAAGAAAGATATTCTTAACGTATTAGGTGCTTCCTTCCTTCTGGTTGGTCAAGGTGATACAGGTTCACACAGTCTATCAGATAGTTCTCGCAGTGTCCATGCTTTCTACATGGAACGTATGCTGATGTATATCAAAACAGTATTTGAGCGTGAGTTTGTTAAGTCTCTTGCAGACATTAATGAGCTGAAGCTTGAAGAAGATGATATGCCAGTGATGACGTTTGGTGAGCTGGATGAAGCTGACCCAGAGAACAACGCTAAAGTGGTTCAGTTGATGGCTGGTGTTGGCATGATGGTTAAAGATAAGTCAATCATTATTCAAGCACACAAGATGACTGGATTCGATACAACAGAGATTGAAAAACTCACTGAAGAACAACTGTTAGCTAAGCTCACCCCTGACACAGCTCGTGTTGGTGAGAGTGGTGGCTCTAGTGGTACAGGTACAAGTCAGTTGAAGAATCCTAACTCTACTCGCAACATGGCAAATTCCGCATGAACAAAGAAAAATTAAAGAAGATGTTCCTTGACTTGTTGGACATGGCTATCGGTGATAGTGAGAATCATAAACAAGTCATTGAGAGCGATGTCACTACACCGGAAGGTGTCCAAGTACGTAAGTCTGTAGATGTAGAAGAACGTAGAGCATTAATGGTTGTATTGGCCCCACAAGACGCTACAGAGACTGAAGACCTACACGGTGATACTTACTCAGACCAAGACGTTATCGAAGCATGTAGGTCGTTTAACGTGCATTGCATGAAGGCTAATCTGATGCACAGCGTAATGCTTGATTCTGACTTAGCTGTGATTGAGCAATCCTACACTTCTCCTGTTGAATTTGTTATCGAGAATCCAGAAGGTGAACAAGTGACCATTCGCAAGAACACTTGGTTGCAAGAGTGGTACTTCCCTGAACCAGATGAATTAGCTGAAGATGTAATTTGGCCTAAAGTGAAGGATGGCACGTTCACAGGCTTGAGCGTTTATTGTGAAGCTTACGGACAGGAAATTAAATGACAATTAGCAAACAGAAAGCAAAGCGTAAGCTTTTCAATTTCGACTTTGATACTAATGGCGCTCATGTAGCTCTGGTATCTAAAGACCAAGGCGGAAGTGCCTGCGGATATTCTGTATTAGTAACAAAATCTACTAACTCCGGTATCCAACCAACTGACGTAGTCAAAGTACAGAAAGCATTAGAACAGATTACTGTAACAATGTCAATGGAAGAATTCTTACGTAAGTTCTTTGATATGTGGAGTTCTGATGCGGAAACCCTTACAAAGCTGTTAGGTTTTGAAACAGAGTTTGAAGCAAACAAAGCCGAACGTGAATCATCTGATGGTGAATATGATTGGGAGAAAGAACATGAGAAGTGGATCACAGAGCGTGTAGCTCAGTTCACTATTATGAAGTCTCTCAGTGAGAACCCGAACCAAACAATTAGTGATGAAGACTTTATTGCTATCACTACTATCCAGTCTCAAATCGAGAAATCTTTACAACAACAAAACGAGGAAGACCCCTTGAAAATCCAAGTAGAAAAAGCTCGCTACGAGCAATTAGAACAAGTCGAGCAAGCTCACGAAGCTGCCGTAGCAGAAGCTACTCAACTCAAAGTTGAGAAATCTGCTCTGGAAGCGGAAGTTGCTGAACTTCGTACTCAAGTACAGAAAGCTAAAGAAGAACAAGAAGCTGTTGAATTCGCAACATTCGAAGCATCTCTGAAAGACTTAGTATCTGCTGAAGAACTGACTGCTGTTGCTAAATCATTATTCGTAATGAAAGCTACTAGCCCAGAAGCTGCTGAAGTAGTGATTAAATCTCTGCAAGCTAAAAAAGAACTGGTAGAAAAATCTGACCTGTTCCAAGAAACCACCACTGGTGAAGACGTACAAGTTGACCCAGAACAAATTAAGAAAGCTGCGTTTGCAGCAGAATTAAACAAACCTTACTAATTATAAAGGATAAACAATAATGACTGTTATTGCAACTTCTACTCCAGTTCTGTCAGATGTTCTGATGCAGGACAACTTCCCTATCGTAGAAAACTTCAACTATCAACACAACGTAACTGTTGACGAAGCTTCTACTAAAAACTACCGTGTTGGTCAAGTTGTCATGTGGGACAACGCATTAGCTGGCTACCGTATTCCTGTAGCGGCTGACTTCACAGCTAACGCAGTTAACGTACCAGCACAAGACGGTTCAGTAGCTAACGGTGCTAAATTCGGCGTTGTGGTTGGCTTCGATGCTTTAGGTGATGTCCGTGGTGACGTACCTGTTACCACTACCGGTGATAAAGTGGTTCTGTTATTCCGTGGTGCTGCTTCTGTTAAGCGCTCAGGTTTACGTTTTGATGCTGGCTTAAATGCAACACAACAAAACTCTCTTGTTTCACAACTCGAAAAACAAAACATCGCTGTCAAGTCTGTACTGGGCGCTGTTACTTCTACTTTCTACGGCGTTTAATAGCCGTTATTATTTCTCAATAAGGATTCTAAATAATGGCTCAATTCGGTCGTTTCCAAATTCAAAAATCTGTAACTCGTGATCTGGGTAACTTGAATGGTCTGCATGACTTCTCAAGCACTCTGTTAGAGAACAGCCCAAACATTCCATCTCTGCTGACTGAGTTAATTCCTCTTGACGTAGAGTATATGAATACTTCTACTTGGGAACATGATTCAAAAGTCATGCGTGTTGCTTTACCAAGTGATAAGTCATATTCTGACCGTGGTGATAACTTCGATGCTCGTGAGACTTCAAGAACTCACCTGTTCAAAATCCCATCTTTCGGTATTCAAACACACATTCGTCCACAAGACGCTCTGCGTAGCCGTGTAGCTGGTACTAAAGACACTCTGGACTCAATGGATCGTCTGGTAGCAAATGACATTCGTGACATTCGCCGCTCATTCGCTCTGTTACAAGAGAAAGCTCTGGCTCACCTGATTACCACTGGTACTTCATATGTTCCTAACGGTTCAGCTCCAGTAACTGACTTCTATACCGAATATGCAGGTACATCTGCTGCTGCTCGTCCAACAGTTGACTTCAAACTGTCTGACGCTACTAAATATCCAGCAGAAGTTGGTGAAGATGCTCGTGCGTTAATCAACGAAAACCTGTTAGATGGTCAAACTGTTTCTGGCTATGTTGCTCTGTGTGGTCGTAACTTCTTCCGTGATCGTATCCATCACCCGAAAGAAGAACAAGCTCGTGTAGATCGTACAGATATGTGGGGTCAAGACCCTCTGCTGAAACGTTTAGCTAACTTCCAAAAACAATACCGTATGTATGTTGGCGCTGATGACATCGTATACATCCAGTATGATGCTAAGATTGGTGGTGTTGATCTGATTAACACTAACGAAGCATATATCATGCCAGCAGGCGTGGAAGGTATGTTCGCTCGTCGTTTCGCCCCAGCAGAAACTATGCAGTACGTAAATACTATTGCTCTGCCAGAATACGCATGGCGTTCAGACAATGAATTCAACGGTACTCACATCATGTACGAAAGTAACTTTGGTGATTACCTGTTGTCTCCATTGACAATCATCAAGGCTACCAAGTCTTAATTGGGGCGGGAGGGCTTGTCCCTCCCTTCTTTCTCACAGGAACAATATTAGATGGCAATTGATTTAGACTTTAACTGTGAGTTAGCTCAAGTAAGGGTTAACATAGGCGACCCTTCTGGTGAGTATATCACCGACAATGCAATTTCTTCTGCTTTGGTTAAATACAATAATGATGTGGTTAAAGCATCCATCCTTTGTATGGAAGCGCTTAAATCAGAGTTCAGTACACGAGCCGACAGAGAGAAAGTTGGTGAAGTGGAAATAGAATACAAACGTCTATATGAGCGCTACAAGCAATTACTAGACGACTTCGTTAAAGCTAATACATCACGATACAGTGCTGGTATTTATATCGGTGGCGTGTCTCTCAGTGAGCGTAATCGCGTATACGAAGACCAAGACGTATTCACAGGTTATGACCAACAAGATTGGACAGACATTATGCAATCCCGCAGAGGTCTGGTGGAGATTAAGTAATGGCTATTATTAAAGTAGTGGATAACACTACTGGTGAAGTGAAAGAATGGAGTACCGATGACGAGCAAAGTAACGTTCAAGAGAAACGGAAACCTCGCAAAGCTGGTAGCAAAACTCCAGAAACTGAACAGACAGAAGATTGAAGTAGGTTATTTCCAATCACAAGGAATACACACTTCAGCTAAATTACATTACACAGAATTAATGCGTATACACGAACATGGTGTTGGTGTGTATGTTAGACCTGTACTTGGTTCTGAGAAATCATATAACTACTCAGATACAATCGTAGGTCAGATGGAAGCAGGAAGCTTCAAGAAATTATTGAATAGTTGGTTGTGTGATTATGTGAAGAATCCTAATTTCACTAATGACCATCTAGCTGACAAGTTCGGTATGTGGGCTGTTCATTCCGCTAATGAAATCTTCGGTAATCCAGATGTCCTCTGGGTAACTACTAATGAAACACCATTGATTGATACATCTGAGTTAGCTGATAACTTCGCTTGGAAAGTTAGTTGGAGAGGGACGGTGCATACACTATGAGACTACTTAATACAAGCTCAGTTAAAGTTACACGTTATGGTGAACAAGCTCTTGATGACAATGGTAACGTTGTAGTGACACAGAAACAAACATTCAGTGTTACCGGTAATTGGCAACCAGTCCCTAACGTACAGAAAGGTGAAGTAGCTAAAGTATTACCTGAAGGTGTTAAGATTGAAGATGTCTTAGTATTCTTCACTAAATCAGAGCTAAAGCCAGATAACGAAAAGACCGGTTTCACTGGTGATGAAGTAGAGCTAGACGGTTGGCGATACAAAGTAATTCAAGAACGTAATTGGTCAGTGCAACTTCCACGTATTCGACACAGAGAATTCTTGTTGGTAAGGAAGACTAAGTTATGAGTTATACAAACAGTCTTAATATCAACACACAACAAAATGGTATCATCAACTTAGTAAAACAAGTTGTTGGTCCGCGATTAGCTCAAATCAAATCATCTTCTAATGTTGGACAACTAGTTCCAGCAGTAATAAAGAAACGTTCTACAGATAGAGCATCTACAAATCAACCAGCCGTTGATTTACCTTACCCTTACTGCTTAGTTGATTTCCTCAATGCTTCCTTCTGGGGTGGCGCTGAGCTAGTCAATGAGAAGTATGCAGATAACGGTAACAGATTATACGAGACTGATTACATTGTCAAGTTCGTAATAGATTTTGTCGGAAGACAAACAGACGATGTTCACAGTATAGCGTTAAGTCTTCATAAAGCCCTTACAACATCATTCTTCAGAAATAAAGTATCTGACCTCACAGGAGGTAGATTGTTTAAGATTTCTAATGATGTTAAGCGAGGGATGATACAGCGTCAAACAGAGTGGGTTGATTTATCCACAATAGTTATTGACATTACATTCAGAGATGTTCTTGAAATTGATTCTGAAGGTAATATCGTACAAATCATTCTCAACGGGGAACTACATGATCATTTCATTGACCCTGATCCTATTTTAATAAACATAAACACTAACGAGGTTTAATAATGGCTGGTGCTATTACCGACATTGCAAATGTCACCATCTCTTTACAAGGTGTTACTGTTAG